ATATGGCACCTATGGCACTAGTGTCGTCGCAGGTCAGACCCCGCCACAGGTGCCACAGGTAGGCCCACCCATGCAGACGGGTCCGGGTTACACCTGTGGCAGTACTCCGACACCCCGGCGCAGACCCCTACTTTCCGTGCATTCCGGGTGCTACCGTGCTCCGTGACGGTCGCAACCGACACCTAAGGACACGAGATGGTCAACGCCAACACGGAGCGGGCGGCACTGTGGCGCCAGCTCAAGGAGATGGGCTGGGCATCCGACCGGCCGTTCGTGAAGTACTCGCTCGAGGACCTGCGCGCGGAGGTCGCGCTGTTCTCCGAGGTCGGCGCCCCGGCTCAGTCGGAGTACGTGCCCGACTACGGCCACCCGCTGGCGATGGCCGAAGCGCTGCTGGCGCAGGAGGCCCGCGCCTCCGCGAAGCTCGATGGCGAGACTCACGCTGTCGACGCCACACCCGTTGCTCCGCCCGCTCCGGCTCCGGCCGCCCCGATCGTTGCGGGCCCTGACCCGAACGAGCTCCCCGGCCAGCGGCTCAACACCCAGGGCGACGAGCCGATCCGCATCGACGAGCAGGGTCGGGCCTGGTACCAGGAGGAGGTGAAGAAGCCCTCCTACCCGAAGCCCCGCGGCCGGCGCGTCCTGCGCTACCAGGAGACCGGCGTGCAGGAGGTCACCGTCCAGAACGGCGAGTACACCGAGACCTTCGAGATCGCGGGCTCCGGCCCCGGCGTGGCCGCCGAGGTGAAGATCACGCTGCCCTCCTACCAGGTCGGCATCTACAAGGACCCGCGCTTCCCGTTCAAGGTCCACACCTACAACGGGATGGAGGGCTTCGACCTGTTCGAGGTCGAGGAGTTCTACGGCGGCAGCGAGCTCGTGCCCGCCAGCGTGAAGCGCATCTACGTCGAGAACCACCTGTGCTACGACATCCGCTCGGTGGTGAGGGCCATCGAGGCCGAGCACCGCCAGCTCCAGCTCACCGGAAGGATTTGACATGCAGGACGAGACCACCCTCGAGGGCGAGCTCACCGTCGAGGACATCATCGCCGAGGCCAACAAGGCGCCGTACCACACGATCCTCGAGGTGTGGCGCGAGGTGCTGAAGCCGGCCAAGGGCGAGATGGGCAAGCGCATCACCCCGCAGTGGGCGACCCGCATCGTCAACCAGTACCACGGCGTCAACTACTACGACATGCCCGTGCTCCGCGACCTGTACTTCGGCAAGATCCTCCACCTGGCCTCGATCCTCGACGACGAGATCGCCTCCGACGACGAGTGCCTGAACCTCACCACCGCGGAGGAGGACGTCGAGCACAACACCAGCCACTACCTCAACGTCCTGTTCTCCTGGCAGATGCAGTTCATGCAGTGGGAGATCGAGTGGGACGCCCAGTCCCCCACCGCTGCCATCGAGGTCGCGGCCCTGGCCGAGGTCCACAAGATGTTCTTCGACCCGCAGGGCCTCACCGCGCTGCTCGACCAGATCAACTTCCAGTTCACCGACACCGACCGCGACACCCTCGGCGAGCTCCTCGCGGATCTCATCGAGAAGGCGGACGAGTTCCCGGGCGTGGAGGGCGGCAGTGAGTGAGCAGTCCACGGACGAGCGTCCGCACGTGGAGCTCCAGAACTACGGCGGCGTGGCGTTCGACGCTCTCATGGATGCGCTGGCGCCGGAGGCGGGAGCTGCGTCGGGCGCAGGAGAGGGAGCAGCAGCTGCAGCTCCTGCTGCTGATGGAGCAGCTCCCGCTGCTGGTGCGGCAGGAGACGCGGGCGGCGCTGCTGGAGGCGCTGGCACCGCTGGCACAGGCGCTGCAGCGGCAGGACAGCCTGCTGCTGGCACGGACGCAGCCGCTGGAGGAGATGCTGCTGGAGCTCCTGCAGGCGCAGCCGACACCGGCCAGCAGGCTGAGGCAGGAGCTCGGGATCTCGCAGACCTGACCCCGGTCATCAGCCAGCTCGGCACGATCTCCACGACCATCGAGGAGAACGTCGCCAAGGCGTACCAGGCGCAGGCGTTCGAGGAGGTGCGCACCGAGCACGCCCAGTACTTCGCCGCGCTCGAGAAGCACCCGCGCCTCCTCGTCGGCCAGCAGGTGCCGGCCATCGGCAAGGAGGGCATGGAGACCCTGAAGGACTCCAAGGACGCCGCCGAGTGGCAGGAGGCCGTGCGCTCGATCCTGGTGCAGGAGGTCCGGGCCAAGGCCCAGGTGCAGATCGACGCATCGAAGGACTACCTCGAGACGGTGCATGCCTCGGTCGACCTGTTCAAGAACAACAAGGACCTGATCCCCGGCGCGAAGGGGTTCGACCGCGAGCTGGCCGACTCCTTCGCTACGATGGCCAAGCCGTACGAGGTCCGTGTCGACGGCAAGCTGCACGGGTACTCGATCCCCGTGCAGCCGATCATCGACAGCCTGCGGGGCCAGCTCCAGTCCCAGCGGGCAGCGGCCCCGGCGGCACCTCCGTCTGCGGAGGCTCCGGCCGGTACTCGTCCTCCCGCGACCGTCGAGCCTCCGCAGGCGGGCATCCCGTCCAAGGCGGGGTCGTCGTCGGAGAAGGAGGACTTCTCCACCCTCTTCGGTACCATCGGACTGCCCCACATCCAGATCTAGGGAGTCCCGATGGCACACGATGCAGACACGTTCAAGACGTCCGTGAAGCAGCGCACGTCACCCGCGGCCACCGCCGCAGCAGAGGCCGCGGCAGTCGCCGCAGCCGCCGCCTCGTACGCCTCCTCGGCGGACGCGACGGTCGACCAGTACGTGGAGAGGACCGCCTGATGGGTCTCGAGGGCGTAAGCCGGCAGTACCGGCTGATCACCGGGCAGGACAGCCCGACCAACAAGAAGAAGACCAAGGCGGCGTCGAAGCCGGCCGAGCCCGACCCTGCCACCGAGGTCGCGCCCGAGCCGGAGCCGACGCCCGAGCCCGAGGTCACCGACACCGAGAGCTGATCCGTGCAGCGCACCTTCCCGCAGTACTACAGGCCGCGCCCGTACCAGCAGGAGCTCCACAAGATGTGGCGCTCCCGTCGGTACGGGATCGCGGTCCTGCCTCGGCAGACGGGCAAGGATGTCGCTGCCAGCATGGAGCAGTGCGACGCACGGCTGAAGACCCCGAAGACCACCGGGGTCTACATCAGCCTGTCCAACCCGATGATCCGGGACATCCTCTGGGACAAGACGTACATCGACCCCGAGTCGGGCGAGTACATCCGCGGCCTCCAGGACAACGTGCCGCCCGAGGCCGTGGACTGGAAGGGCACGGTCATGGAGGGCCGGTTCACCAACCTGTCCCGCCTCAAACTGCAGGGGTACTTCCAGTCTGGGCAGGACAAGTCCGGCGTCGGCACGTCGTTCCAGGACTACACGATCACCGAGCTGGCGCTGTTCGGGCGCGAGGACCCGATCCCCCGGCTCATGCCCATCCTCGAGAACCGCGCCGAGAACAAGCGGCTCATGGTCGTCAGCACTCCACGAGGCAAGCGGAAGAACCCGCTGTGGCAGCTGATGGAGTCCATGCGGGACAACCCCGAGGCGCAGGTCATCGTCCGCGACATCGACGACATCAACGCGATGATGAAGCGGGAGGGCCTGGCGCCGGTCCTCACCGAGGAGGAGCTCGAGCGGATCCGGGAGACCTACCTCCGCCGGTTCGGCAACGACCGCATGTTCGAGCAGGAGTACTACTGCTCGTTCGAGGAGATGGACGCAGCCGCCGTCTACGGCGAGGCGTACATGACGCTGGTCAAGGACGAGCGGATCCACGACTTCAACCTGAACCCGGGCCACCCGGTGTACGTGGTCTTCGACATCGGCAGCTCGGGCATGCAGTCCGACGCCACCAGCTGGATCGCCTTCCAGTGGTACAACGGGCGGCTGTTCCTCTACGACTGCGGAGAGGGCCACGGCAAGGCGCTGCCCGACTACGTCGACGACCTGCAGACCAAGCACTACTTCAACAAGATCGCGATGATCATCCTGCCGTGGGACGGCGAGCACCACGAGAAGGCCGTGAACACGACGCCGGCCGACATGATGCGCCAGCGGTTCGGGAACGTCGCCGTCCTCGCCAAGAGCAACAAGGTCTGGAAGATCCCGGGCTCGAGGTCGGGCGACTACACGATCATCACCGACATCCAGCAGACCCGGATGGCGCTGTACAACACGGTCGTCCACGCGGAGAACTGCCAGTGGCTGGCCGAGTGCCTCGAGAACTACAAGTACTCGTTCAACAACCGGCTGCAGATGTGGAGCGAGCAGCCCGTCCACGACAAGTACAGCCACATGATGGACGCCCTGCGCTACGCCGTGCAGGCCACGAAGGAGCTCGACTTCTTCAACGG